TTATATTCTCCTGACTTGATGTTATCAGAAAGACCCATAAGTCTGGCAATGCCAGCATTCTTTGGGTCATTGATAATCTGAGCAAGTAGTTCAGGGTCTTGACGTACAAAATCTTGAAGAACTTCAATCTCTTTTAAGTCACGATTTACAGAAGCATATGCTGTTTGAGCATCTTCAAATGCTTTCTGTGCATCTGCAAGTTGTCCGTCAGCATCTTTCATGCTAGACATAAGTTTAGCAAATGCTTCAGGCGTGACACGCCCCTCTAGGGAACCACTAAATGTATCGCTCAAGCCTAGTATGCGAGCAGAATACATTTCTGGGTTGTCGATAACTACGCCACCAACTCCGCCATGAATAGCGCGAATGTTTGAATAACCATCGAATGCCCAAGCCTTTTGAACCGAAGCCATAACCATTTCTAGCAAATCTGGATTATCTGCTTCAATTGCACGAGCAATAAGACGCGCTACGGACTCAGAACCTTCTCCAAATAGAACATCATCATAAGATGTCTTCATTAAAGAGTTGCCAGGAACACTAGCACCTATAAAATCATCAAGAGCGTCACGGGTTGCTGCTGGAAGAGTTTCATCTCCTGCAAGACGGAACAATTCGTCAAAAAATACTCCGCGTCTTTCTACTTCCGCTGCGCGTTCAGCAAGTGACGCATTCTCATAAGTCGTTGTAATGTCGTAGATGTTGAGCGGTTTTTCACCCGAAATAGCAACAATATACTCACCGTCAGCATACGCCCCATAATGTAGCCTACCAGCATCGGGAACTTCTTCAAAATGAAAACCTACAAACGCGCCCTTAGTATTGTAGTGGTCAGCAGATAGTTGAGCGAGTCTATCTATTACTTCTGAACCACGTCCTTCTTCTACTGTATCTAAAACAAATTTGCCAATAGCATCATTTGATAGTTGTTCGGCAACTTTAGCCTCGCCAACTTCTTTTTTGGACATACCAAAAGTTACTTGACGAGCCACATTACGAACACGTGCACGCTCGCGTGACTGTTGTGTTCTTTTTAGGTTCTTTTCTGCCTTTAGGAACGTATTGTCTACTTCGCGTATTACGTCCTTTTTGTCACCATGAAACTCTTTTATGCGTGCATTTTCAAGAGCAGTCTCAGCATTGATAGCCTCTATCTGCTTTGCCTCTTTAGCGGATACAACACGCTGTGCTGCGCCTTTGGCAGCCTTTAGTTCTTTTCCACCTTTGATGATTTTAGTGACAGAACCAGGACCTACCCAGACTGATGGGTCTGTTCCAATAGCCAAAACTGCGTCAACAACGCCGGACATAACACGGTAAGTTGTACCATTAGGATCTGCGCCTAGAGAATTTAGACCAAGACGACCTATTGTAAATGATTGGTCATTAATACGACCATAAGCCTGCATAGCCTTTGCTTGTGACTTTGCAACTTTTGAATCGTGACCAATAAAAAATCCAGAACCAGTATCTACTGATTTACCGTCAGTTATAGCACGAGTACTAGCGCGTAACAATTGACCAAGATTTGTAGTTTCAGAAACCAATCCAGTGATAGGATTGCTTCTCATAAATCTATCTTGAGCGCTTCCAGTTGCTTGCCCTTTGGCTGCGGCATAAGTATCCCGAGCCATAGTGGTTACATACTGATACGGAGCCTGCAAAGTGGCAAACAATAAACGAGTTGTACCTTTAACACCTGAGTAAACTGCGTCTTTTACACCCTGTAAAAAGCCTTTATCTTCTTTTGCTGTAGATTTAATCTTTTCTACATTAGACAAATCTTGTTTTAACTGGGCTAAACCATCTACAGAAGCAAGTTTTTCTACGCCTTCGCTATTAGCATTCAAGCCTAACTTAGCCGCACCTAACAAAAAGTCTTTACTTTGATTAGGAAATCTATTAACTAAAGAGTTAAAGTTCTGCGTAATTGTAGGGTCTAAGCCCTGAAGTTGATTATTTACGGCGTTAGCAAGCAGACGATTAGTATTATTAGTGTCAAAGACACTGGTGTATTGATACTTACTCCAGTCTGCGCCTAATCTTGACATTAACGCCCTTCTTGCATGAAGGCTTCTACTAGCCTACGTAGTTGAGGTGTTGGATTAGCAGCAAACATAGCACGAGCAAGAACTGCAAGTTGGTCTGGTGCTGTAACTGGAGTCTGTAAAACTTCTGGTCCTGGACCTTCTCCTACAGGTAATCCTGCAGTAATAGGCTCATCGGGACGTTGCGTAGGCTCAAAAGCACCTACACTTGGAATACTAGAAATAGGCGGGGCAGGTCTCATTGGTGCTTGAGGAACTGCGCCAGTCTGAGGCATAGGCGCACCTGATGCAATGTCCATCAACTCAGCACGTTGCCCATAGGCTCCGCCAGTTGCATTTTGAATTTTTGCTTGGCGTTGGACTTTTCTGGCTTTATCTAAATCAATACGTTGTGATTTCTTGCCGACTCCTGATACTCTCATTCCTTCTGCCATTTTTAGTCCTCATCTTCATCATCATCGTAATCTACTTTACGTATTGGGTCATCTGGAGCAACTATCCAGTCAGGATACGATGTTCTATCCATCGCAAAAGCCATTGCAGTTCCTTCATCAAAACCTGCTTTTAAGCAAGCATCATAAACTTCTTTGGCTGCAATAGCCCAAAAATCAAGTTTGGTAAGAACTGGCTCTTTTGTAGTTCTACGTCTTTTCGCAACTTTTTTAGTTGTGCGCTTTTTAGTAGCCATACTATCCTCCCAAGCCAGCAAGTATTGTTGCTAAATCTGGTGTTCCTCCGCCCATTGGAGATTGTGGGACCCCACCAGCAGGTAATCCAGGAGCGGCCGGGGACGGGGTAGCCTGCTCAACCGGAGCCTGTTCGCCTGGTGGAGTCATCTCTGCCTGCGCCGGCTGGAATACAGCCAGTGCAGCAGCCTCTATGCTGTCCCCTTTACGACGTCTATCAATTACATCAGCAATTTTTTGAATTAATGGCGAAGGATCTTGTCCTTGCGAAGCCATTGCTGGAATTGATTGCGCCGTAGCGGTAATTGCCGCGGATAAATTATCACGCATTTTTTCAATTTCAATGCGTTGTTCTTCCAACGAAACATTAACACTCCATGGAAGTTCGCGGCGAATAAAGTCCTTGGATACTAAATCTGCTCCAAGTGCTTGAAGAGAGAAAATCAAGGCACGCGATGGGTCAAGTCCAGCCATCAAACCGTAACGTACCTCAATGGAGGTGTCACCTTTGATGTCTTTGGATGGTTTGTACTTCAACTCGTACGGAGTACCCTGTGCGATTCCCTTGACACTCTTTTCTTTATCGAAAAGGACTTGGTCCATTTCGAAACATAGTTTTATCACGTCCTCAAAAGTCTCAGCAAGAATTGTCTGTCCTGCCTTGATTTGGGAGTCGAATGCACCAAGCAACGCTTGCACACCCTGACCTGTGATGATACTTGCGTCAATTGTTCCCGTTCTTCCTTCTGGATAACGCGAACCGAGACGCAATTCTGATTGTAGCGCTGCTTGTTCTTGGAAGGCAGCGGCAGGTACATCAAGTCGGACTCTTCCGACTCCTTGTGGTGTAGCAGTTCTGATAATCGCATCCGGGCCCATAGGCATGTCATTGACATCCTGTGGAACGACCAACGGAGCCTGAATAGATTTTTCTGCTGCTTCCATTGCAAGGTTCGCAAAGCGAGAACGAGCAAGTTGTACATATATGACATCATCGAATTGTCCACGAGCCTCATCATCGATACCGGGACGTCGTGCTACATTTACTAGCATCTTGCCCATTATGTTTGGTGCTGAGTTGAGCACAAGATTGCCACGACTTGGCAAGTAAAGAACAGTAACATCTTTATCTGTGTAACGAATCATTTCTATCATTGAACCAGTATCCTGGTTAAATCCATCTTTGCCTAACAAAGCAAAAGCAAATTCAGGATACTCGATAGCAAGTTCGCCTATTGTTTTGTAGTAACGTTTTGCAAATGCTACGCATCTACCAAATCTATCAAACTCTGGATAAGAACCTAGCGGATCCTCAACGCGAATGCGAGGCATATTGTTATCAAAATCAGGTTCTACATGGATAGGCAAGAAGCCGTATGAAAAATACCAATCAGCACCCCAGTACATTTGTGATTGTAGGCGCGAGAAATAAACATAGTTATTGGCAATCATGCCACGCTTATCAGCAAACTGACGCGCTTTATCAGATGTAACGTTAGTTGTTGAGCAATTAAACGATGGTAGTGGTGCTAGTACTTCGGCTAAGTCGCGTGCTGCCACATCGACAAAGTTGGCTACCATTGACTTGTCCATGCCTTCAGGGAATAAGTCAGGGTAAATATCTGACATATTGCCTTTACGTACGGCAAGGATATCGTTCATGCGAGCATCTCTAGCAGAGTTGCGCATCTTGAGCGCGTCTACTCGCCTAGCGATAGAGTTGATATCAAAGTCCATCATTTTCCTATTCGTACATCGACATTTCTAAATCGTTTACGTTTACTGTATAACGATTATCTAGTTGCCTGCGTGTGGCCCATCTATTCTGTACATGGCTTTGGTTAATGTTTGCATTAGCAATCATCTCACGAGCCCTCAACTCACAGAACCATAAAGCCATGACACAGTCAGTCTTACCCTTAGTGTCAGGTCTCCATGTAATTAGTTGTTGGATGAGCGCCTTGATTCCTTCAGAACCATCCTGTGATGGTATCTCAATCAAGTTATCTCCGTTGTGGGTTCCGTTACGCATAGTCCCAAAGAGACCAGACATAGCAGCCACACCGAAAGATGTATCCCATTTGTTCTTGCCAGTAAACTGGCTTGAGAATCTTACGCCATTAGAGGCTAGATATTGCCTCAAGTCATCATCTAGCGCGTAGGCTTTCTGATGTGCGTTGATTTCAATACGTAATTCTTGTGGATGGTACTTGACTACCCACTCTTCTATAAGTCTTTGAATCTTCTGCGGAGTCGGGTCTTGCATATTCTCGACATCTAGTATGTAACGCATCCGAGTATTGCGGTCTACTACCATCATCACCGCTGCAGTATTACCACTCATAGCAGGGTCTAGCCCCATAATGGTATACCACGAGCCAGGTTGCTTTGGATGCCCAGGTACTCCTGGTTTTAGTATGCCCCGCTTCCGCATCCGGTTGACAGAACCTTGGACACAGATAGGGGGAAAAATAGAATCTTCTTGTACGTCCTCTTGCTGGTAGACAAGAGCCCAAGCAGACGGGCTAACCTCTGAACGTCTCCTGAATAATGCTGACCCATTCCATTTAGGATACAGACCGTCCTCATCTGGAAGTACACCTTCATCAGAACCCTCCCACGGTATATGGCTTTTAGGCCATAGAGTTTCCCACTTCTCTGGGTTATTGTGATACTCCAGAACTGCAGGCATGGCAAAATAAGTAAATGGGGTCTTACCACCTGTCCAGTGGTCTGGGTTTCTTATCTCCCGGTATAGGTCATTGGGAGCAATACGCGTCCCCACTATAAGCAACTTTCCCACGTCGCCTAGACGGGTAACTACATCTCTCTGTAACCAGAGGAGTTGCTTCTCCCACTCATGAGCGTTGGATGTAGTCACAACGTCATCTAAGATAATCAGGTCTGAACGAGCACCCGTAATCTGACCTCCGATACCGAGCGCCTGAACCGTTGGGTCTTTTTCGGTAGAGTCACGGGCTATGTAGATCCTGTCAGCCTTCCAGGAATCTGCGTCTTCTTTCCAACCACCAGCACTGCCATAGATGGCTTGCATCTTAGCCCACCTCTCGTGAGAGAGGCGCTGCTTGATGGAATAAAGATACTCTTTTGCGCGTTCTTGGGTTTTGGAGACTATCGTAATCTTGACGTTCGGATTCATGGCTATCCGGTAGACACAGTAGTTGACTGTGATGACCGTAGACTTGGCATGCTCCGGGGGTACGTTTATCAGAAGGCGTTTGGCCGAGGCAGGCTCATAAGTCATGGCTGGGTGTAGCCAGGATGGCTCGCGCCCCTCAAGGACATCAATCCAGGATTGGTGGTGTGGGAAGATGGGGGAGTCTAGGAACTCTTGGGAGAACTCGGCAAAGCCGATTTTATACTTGGCGTCTCCAGATACGACACTGAGAGTACGCTCCCCCTCTTCCTTTGCCTTCTCAACTTCTTGCCACCATTTGGCGTCTTTCTTCCAGTCCTTCAAAGTATCCGGCTGGCGACCTACTCTGATTATGGCTTCTTGGAGAGGCAAGCCTTGCCTCAAAAACTCCAGGGTTTTCTGTTTAGCCTCTAGGGCTGCCTTCTTGGAGTAGTGGTCTTTCCCCGATACTGCCACCCTTTAACCTCCGTTTATCTCCCCCTTCGTTCGGCGCTCCCCAAGAGCGCCTCACTACCCCCTCTATAGGGCGAGGCAGCCACCAAGGCTGCCGAGCGGGAAGGATATTCGCTTGCGTGTACCGCTCATATCCTTACATATATACTAACCCGTTCAGATATACCAAACCGAACACTTTGTTATCAAATCGTTATACTAAAGGTATACAAAATAGGACATACTAGGGCACTCCTTTAACCCTAAAAATATATTTGCTGAGAGTGTAACATACCGCCCGAGCGCGTTTATAGCACCGGGGTCGCGGTGCTATGCGCGAGGGCAGGGGCGAGTGCGAAGCACGAAGCCTTTCGGCGAGCGAGCGAAGCGAGCGAGCGCGATTTTGTG